TGTCCATTACCAGTTTCCAAGCTGCTGCTTGATTCTTGTGGTCGTGGTCCAGAGCAGCATCAAATATCGTCTCCAGGACTTTAGCTGACTTAGGACTAGCTAACATTCTAGCTTTGTATTCGTTAATTATCGCTGCGTCACCCTTTGGACGGCCACGAACCCCTCTGCCGCCTTTAGACTTAGCTGATATTTCTTTCTTTTTTGGTCTACCTCTAGACCTTTTTCTTAAATTTATTTCTTTTCTTTCTTCTGCTTGGGCTTCTAGGGTGTCTTTATCCGACATTATCCTGTGTCCTTGTGTTTAACAGTAGTTCGCATGAGTCCCTTACCTAAAGTAACAGATGAAGGGATCTATACGAACAATTCCTTAACTAATACCTTAGTATCTATTAATATTATATCATATTTTTAAAGAAAAGTCAAGGTTTATTTATGGTAATATTACATAGTATTACTGTAGTGTAGACTCTAGTGGGCAAGATTTAGGTCTTTTTAGGCCAACTTGACTTTACTGTTGTAGAACAAGTGCTTAACAAGAGTTAAAAGTACCTCTTTTTTACTATTTTTAGTCAAATTCACTCTTTTGCAAGCAGAGGTGGGTACAACTATAATTAACACAAGTAAACCCCCTCCCCCGCCCCAAAGTTATCCACAGGTTTTACACAAGTTATCCACAGGATATCCACAAGTTATCCACAGGCTCCAGAGTTGGCACGGATATTGCTATAGCATAACTCATGCCAACATTAGGACAACCAAAGTTGGCACAGTTCTTGCATAGGCGCCTGGCGCAACCACAAATTTCTCTGGCAGTCAACAATTAATTTATGGGAATATTCACAGGTAGAAATGTGTTGACAAAAGTAGACAAGTGTGGGCCAAAGTGGGAGCCTCTGGAACCACAAGCAGCACAAGTTGTCAACAGAAAACACAACAAAAATAATGTAAAAAATACACACAAAAACAGTTGATACCAGAGACTCCATCAGTACAATGGGAACCATCAAAGGCAACACAACAACATGGAGCAAAAACGATGGCACTAACAAAGAAAGAGCAAGTAGGTATTGCTGAACTGGTCAACGGAATAATGGTAGCCGAAATAATGTTCGAATCATCTTTGTCGAAAGACAGGGCAAAAAGAACTGTCGATTGGCAATGGGAAGGCTACTCAAAAACAATAGAACTTGCAGACACGTATGGCATCAAACTGCCCACGCTGCAAAGAGCCAGAGAATACATAGCAACTGTGGAAGACTGGAGAGGAAAGGCATGAAAGCATACATATACAAGGCACCAAAGGCACAACAGGTAGAAGGCAAGCAATACATTCTACAGGTACAGTTGACACACCAAGAGGTACTGCATACCATACCAGTCCAAGGCGTCAGAGAAGGGCGCAAAGTAGCCAAGCAGTACAACGCAACACCGTGGAACTTTTAAGGAGACAAACAAATGACAAACACAACTTACAACGGACACCCATCATGGGACCACTGGAATGCTTCACTGTGGGCCGCTAATGACTATGAGCTTTACAGCCTGTTTACGTCTATTGACCTAGACGACCTGTTGCACATAATGGACGGGTACACCACGCCTGACGGTTGCGTATTCACTAGCGACCTGATAGCCTACGCACACCATACAATTAATGAGGACTGATTCAAATGCGACTAATTGAAAAAGAAATGAACGAAGCGGTTGACACTATGCAACCATGGGCAAAAGACAACACGCAGGTGACTATTGCTTCGGGTGACTGGTCTACGTGGGCGCACGTATACCTACATGGGCACAACATAGCTACAATCGAGCGCATGAGGTCAGGTGCTAGAGTGTTCAGTATTAACTACAGGACGCTTGAGCAGTGGCCCACACGCACCACCATGAGCCGTTTGAGGGCTTTAGGTTTTAACGTATACACCCGAAAGGGCAAAGTTTACCACGAAGGGACGGAGGTTTGATTAATGTTCGAGAATGAAGTAACGTGGTTTTGGGGGCTTGGCTGCCTGCTGTTGGTAGCGTGGTTAATCTTTTCGGAGGAAACCGAACAATGAACAGTGCGTTTAGATACGGTTCCGTCTGTAGTGGCATAGAAGCAGCCACAATGGCGTGGCATCATCTAGGCTGGGAACCTGCATTCTTCAGTGAGATAGATAAGTTTCCCCGTGCAGTTTTGTCCCACCATTACCCTGACGTACCGTTACACGACGATTTCACAACGATAGAGGAAAACCAATATGGAACAATTAACCTTCTTGTCGGAGGAACTCCCTGCCAGTCATTCAGCATCGCAGGACTCCGAAAAGGATTGGACGACGACCGTGGCAACTTGGCACTCGAATTCGTCCGACTTGCTCAACGAGAGCGGCCACAGTGGATTGTCTGGGAAAACGTTCCAGGCGTTTTGTCATCGAACGGAGGACGGGACTTTGGCTCCTTCCTCGGGGCGCTGGCTGAAATCGGGTATGGGTTCGCCTACAGAATTTGTGACGCTCAATATTGGGGAGTGGCCCAGCGACGCCGCCGTGTGTTCGTTGTCGGATACCTTGGAGACTGGAGACGTCCCGCAGCGGTTCTTTTTGAGCGCGAAAGCCTGTCAGGGAATCCTCCGCCGAGCAGAGAAGAGGGGGAAAAAGTTGCCCCCACTCTTACGCAAGGCTTTGGTCAGCGTGGCGTCTGCACCGACTCAATAGCGAACGGCGGCTATGCCATTGAGTGCGCCGAGGTTGCCCCCACTGTTACTACAGGCGCTCCTTTCAGTCGCACAGGAAACGAGCAAGTAGAGTGCGAGGCCATTGTGCCGATGGCTTTTGACAAACAGCGCATCGGTCAATACGGCAACGGAGAAGTGTCCAGCACCTTAGCGGCCCGTGACTACAAGGACGCCACGGATCTTGTGGCAGAAGAGTTAAGCGTCAGACGCCTGACACCAACCGAGTGCGAGCGGCTACAGGGATTTCCTGACGGCTTTACGCAGATACCGTACCGCAACAAGCCAGCAGATAAGTGTCCCGACGGGCCGAGGTACAAGGCTCTGGGCAACTCAATGGCCGTTCCAGTAATGAAGTGGATTGGCGAACGTATACAACAAGTTCAAACTTTGGGAACAAAAAAGGAGACTGAACCGTGCCTGTAACTATCGGAGAACACATCAGCGCTTTAATTGCCACGATAGCACTTGTAATTCTGTTGGGAATCGTGGGAGAATTGGAACTTCGGGACATCGAACATCTCGAACAGCAACAGAAGGAACAAAGACGATGAATCTTTTACAAGTAGCAAAGCAATCAACGGAGGCTTACATGGCACGTTACTTTGGACAGCACGTAATGGATGTACAAGTGGACAGCGATTTTATGACGGCAGATGCTGTTGTGGCTTGGACGCTAAACGATGACAACACATTTGAAATTGATACCGTTTTGATCGACGGGGTAAACATGACTCGATCAGTTAATCTGGATTACTTCGAAGAGCTAATTATCGACGAGATTGGTAACTCAGACAGAAGTGCAGCGGACTATGCCGATTGGTGGGGGCACGAGCTATGAGTAAACGACACGGAATGTCACAGAGAGAAGTGGCCGAAGCTCTAGGAATCTCTAGGGCAGCGGTCCAACAAATTGAAAACACAGCCTTGCGTAAACTAAAAAACTCTGGCAAGTTGGACGCCTTCAGGGATCTCGTTGATGGTACGTGGCGAGATGAGGGAAAAGGTTTAGAAGGGAAGAACGAAAAGCTATGGTAGATTTTGACCCACAGTATGAGATAATGCTTTCTGATCTGGCTGAGTGGGCTTTCTGGTCCGCTAGTGTCTACGAGGGAGATGGTAGCAACCTTGAAGACCATTACGCCTTCTACCGCAAATGGTCTTACAGTAAACTAGAAAGAGAATGGGAAGGTTTCTTTGGGAGGGACTTTAGCAATGAAATGTAGGGCTTGTGACCAATTCCTGGAAAACTGGGAAACAAACAGAACTGACCAAGTAGGTAAGCACTGGGACTTGTGTGTCCCTTGCCTTCAGGCATCCATTGCAGCCTCTTGGAACTTAGATACGCTAGTGTCAAGCGAAGACAGTGGGACTACTACCGAAATGAGTGACGTTGACCTACTTGAACTTGACGACAATATTCGTAATATATACTTAAGTATAACTAAAGACTAACTTAAGTATATTAATTAATTATTAACATAGGTATTCTTATGACTACTAAAGAAAGTGAACTGGTGGATGTTTACATCGTAGACTCTGGGCTGCTTACGTGTGCTGTAGTAGGTCGAGAAGCCTCTGTAGACCTCTGTAATCGAATTGAGAGGCTTGACCCTTGGAGGGGTATTCCTTTTACAAAACATCGCCCTATGAGCTATTCTGAGGCTCTCAGGACCATGCAGGAACTGTGTGTTAAAAACACATTAGACGCCGTTAAGCGTGAGGCCTAACTATTTTCGTGAATATTTAACTGTTTGCACTCCAACTCTGTTTTTTGTGTGTAGACTCGCCTGCGTCCCGAGAGGGAGCAAACTATCAAAGAGGAAGGTACTTTATGTCAGAGCAAACTATCGAAGGTGTTGTTGCTTTCAGCCACGTTACTGAGCACGACGTTTACAACGGACAATCCACTGGTAAGTTTTCCATGACCATCACAATGCCTGAGGACTCAGCGCAGAGCCTGTCGTTAAAAGGTGTGAAGATAAAGGAATACGACAACGACGGCGAGATCCTCAAGCAACGCAAGTTTTCATCCAAATACGACTTACGGGTCGTTGATGTTGAGAACAACCCTTACCGCCGTGAAGTACCCCGAGGTTCAAAGGTACGGCTGTTGTTCAAGCTAGGCCAAGAACACCCAGTTCACGGTGTTTCGACTTACCTGAACGCTGTGCGGGTGCTCGAGGAAGCAGAGGAGATGGCTTCAGAAGCGGTCGATTTTTAAATGAAGCCCACGTTCCTACGACACGATGAGTGTCCGAAGTGTGGCAGTAGGGACAACTGTGCCGTCTACTCTGATGGTGGGCGGCATTGTTTTACTCCCGATTGTGGTTATCACGTAAACGGAGGAAAGGAAACGGAAACCGAAGAAGAGATACCATCAAACTTGAACATGGGCGGTGTGGTTGCTGGAATAACTGACAGGCGCATCTCAGAGAAAACCTGCAAGAACTACCAAGTAACGATTCACTACGCCCCTGACGGCAAGGTTGCCTCGCATTTTTACCCTTACTACGACCGTGATACAGGCGAGCTAGTTGGCGCTAAACAACGCATCGTTCAAGGTAAGCAGTTTGTCTGTTCGGGCAACATGACTAACGTGGGCCTGTTCGGACAGAAGCACTGCCGAGGTACGGGCAAGTACATCACGATCACCGAAGGTGAAATCGACGCCTTATCTGTGTACGAGATGTTCGGGCAGAAGTACGATGTGGTCAGCCTGAGGTCTGGTGCTAGTAGCGCTGCAAGGGAAATCAAGCAGAACCTAGAGTGGCTTGAAGGCTACGACAACGTGGTTATCTGCTTCGATCAAGACAAGGCAGGCGAGATAGCTCTGGAACAAGTTAAGGATCTGTTCAGCCCTAACAAGCTGAAAATTTGCAGACTACCTCTCAAAGACGCCAGCGAAATGCTGGTGGCTAACCGAGTTCAAGAGTTCACACAATCCTGGTGGGACGCAAAGGTGTACAGACCAGACGGTATTATCGCTGGTGCTGACACATGGGACGCACTAGTAAACAAAAGACAGGTACAGAGTGTACCGTACCCGTGGGACGGACTAAATGAAATCACGAGAGGACATAGACCATACGAACTCGTCACTATCACCAGTGGCAGTGGTATGGGAAAATCCCAATTTATCAGAGAACTTGAGTTCGATTTACTGCAACGGACACAAGATAACATTGGCGTACTTGCCCTTGAAGAGGATGTCGCAACAACTGCTCTTGGAATCATGTCGGTGGCGGCATCTAGAAGGCTCCATTTGGAGGAAGACACGCCTGTCGGTGCACTTAGACCGCATTGGGAATCGACGATGGGGTCTGGAAGATACTATCTGTTCGATCACTGGGGGTCAACGTCAGCAGATGAGCTTCTCAGCAGAGTACGGCACATGGCAAAGGCTTGCGACTGCCGATATATCATTCTTGACCACCTATCAATCGTTGTTTCTTCTCAAGAGAACGGCGATGAGCGTAAGGCCATCGATGAAATAATGACCAAGCTACGCACACTGGTGGCAGAGACAGGGATTACTTTGTTCCTAGTGTCTCACTTGAAGCGTACCTCTGGTACTGCACACGAGGACGGTGGACGTATCAGTCTGCAGGACTTGCGTGGTTCTCAGTCTATCGCTCAACTATCAGACATCGTGATAGGCATGGAGCGTAACCAACAACACGAGGACGAAGACGTAAGGAACACTACGTGCGTCAGGATTCTAAAGAACCGTTACGCAGGAGAGACAGGACCAGCGTGTTGGCTACGGTACGACAAGTTCACAGGACGCATACACGAGTGTGCCAACCCAACACCATTGGAGTCAGAGTTTTGAGAAATTTTTCTTCAGTTGTAGAGGGCAACACAGCAGAACAAAAATTCATAAACTTACGAGGAGACAAAATAGTACGGAAGGCCACAAAGGAGGAAGACATCAAGCAGCACTGGGATGTGTTAGACTCCGAGTACGGGAGAATAGATGTCAAAGCCCAGAAACGGTTGAGTCGGAGCGGTTCAGTACAAAACGATTACCACTGGTACGAGCTAAAGACTGTCAAGCGACCGCCTAAGTGGGAGAGCGGTAAAGGATGGGGCATACCTAACGAAGTACCGAGACTGATTGCTTTTGAACTACAAGACCGTTTTATCTTGGTTAACCCTGAAGACGTTATTGACGACTTACGGGACAGGTGTAAAGAGTTAGGAAGAGGAGAGTTCCTGTTGTACAGACGAGAGGGACGAGGTGATCTTATGACCATGCTGCCTGTCTGGTACTTAGAGCAAAACTCAACAGCGGTTATCCACAAAGAATCGGAGACAGAATTTTGAGTCTAGTCTTCTGTGACATAGAGACTGACGGTCTGGACGCCACAACTATCTGGTGTGCAGTCTGCCGACACAAGGGAGAATCGGAGGTAATATGTAATGAACAAGATTTCAAAGCGTATGTATCGGATCGCCCGAACGCAAGTTGGGTTTTCCACAATGGAATCGGTTTCGACGTACCTGTTCTGGGTCTCCTTTGGAACGTTAGTTTTGACCGTAGTAGGATCGTTGATACACTTGTCCTCTCTAGGTTAGCCGATCCTAGTAGGTCTGGCGGTCACTCGCTA